CATCCATACCCTCGGCCGATCAGCCGGCGAATGCGCGAATTGAAGGTCCTCGAACCTTCCGTCGAGCCTATCGCGCAAGACGAATACACGAATTACCTGCGCATCGCCGCCCAGCTCAATCCCGTTCTACTCGTAGATAAACTGATTGGGGCTCGCATTGCCTGCGAAAAAGACACGAGCTATGCCCTGGTTTCCCAGCAGTGGGATTTCTTTATGGATCAGCCGCCAGGGATCGAGAGCAACAATTTCGGCTCCATCTTCAGCAGCTATTTTGGGCACACGGCCGCGCCTCTCGAGCTGCCAAAACCGCCAATGCGTACCGTTGACGGCATCTATCTCACCGATAGCACGGGCACCGAAGTCCTGGTGGACCCGAGCGTTTACACCGTGTCGCGCGCCCGCGAGCCTGGGCGGATCGTATTAAGTCCCGGCTCAGTTTGGCCGGATACCGGTTCACGCACCTTTGAGACTTTTCGAATCCGCGTGACCTGCGGCTATGCTACGCCGTTTACAGCCGATCTCACGGGTCTCATCACGGCGCCGCGCCACGGCTATCGCGAAGGCGATCAAGTGATTGTCCGCGAAAATGTGGGCACGCTTCCTGAAGGCCTGGTAGACCGCACTCCCTATTTCGCAATTGCAGTGACTGGCGATACGCTGATGCTCGCTAACACACCGGGCGGCGATCCGATCGTTACCACTTCGACGGGAGATGGCAATACCCTATTAGGTGAGATACCACCAAACCTACGCCGCGGAATTCTAGCAATAGCCGCCAGCGATTTCTTTGGAGATCACAAAGGAAAAACCCCGCCTGGCGTCGAAGACCTGCCGGACCTGGCCGAGCAATGGCTGCGCCCATTTAAGAGGATCAGACTTTGATACACATTATGTTGTCTAGCGACGAGCCCATTATCCGGGCTGGTCTCGCATCTATTCTGGCGGCCAACCCGCTGTTTCGTATGGTGTCCGGTCCGATTGCGGAAGTCGGTGCCGATATCCTGCTGCTCGATTTAACTTCCGACAGATCGCTCTATATCCTGCGCGAGATCCGAAAGATCGCACCCGCCGTCAAGATCATTGTCTGGACCTACAGCATCGAAACCGAGTTAGCTTTGCAGGTGATGGCCATGGGTGTGCGCGGGATCTTGAGAAAAACACTCGAACCCGAATTGCTCTTGAAATGTCTGCAATCCGTGTATGACGGGGAATTCTGGTATGAGAAAGCCTTGACCGACAGCTTCCTGGGATCTAAGCGCGTGGCGCTTACGAGGCGAGAAGCGCAGCTCGTCTCCCTGCTGAGCCAAGGACTGAAGAACAAGCAAATCGCGACCATCATGCTCATTTCTGAGGGCACAGTCAAGGTTTATCTCTCGCGGTTATTTGCAAAGGTAGGCGCCAAGGATCGGTTTACCCTCGCGCTATGGGGTCTCAAAAATCTGAGCGTCTCGCCGCCGTCTGACGAACTGGTTGGAAAGCTGCCCGCAGACCCGATGCGGGCCATCTTCCTGGCTAATCACACCGCATACAGCCCAAGCCTCCGCGCCCATTGATGATCACCCCTGATGCCTGGAGCACCGCCTGGGATTCTGCCTGGGCCGATGGGCCGCGCCAGATCCTCGCGCCACCGCGAGCCAAAACCGGCCTCGATGACATCCACGGCCGCCAAGGCGAATGGATGGATTCGATGCTCGCGGAGTTCGAGCGCAATCTGACCGCGATTGTGGATACCGCTACTTTCGATTTACGCACCTATTTAGTCGAGCATCTGACCGTTACCAACGGGATCGTGGATCAGACCCCAGGCAATCTGGAGATTGTGCGCGGGTTGAATGAAATCTTTCTTCGAAAGTTGGAGGATGCCGGATATAACACCCTTTTGGATGAATTCACCGGCAAGTTCAGCGAACAATTCTCGTTTCTGCAGGACGTGTTGAAGTTTCTTAGCGGGTCGATGACCGCGCCGCTCCCGGATATCAGCTTTTCGGCCGCCGACCTGAAAGTGTTCGACGCATTCAAACTCGGGGCCCAGGCGCAGATCACGAGCGTGGTCGAGGGCGCCGCCGGGGCGGCCGTCTCGCGCGTGATGTTTTCTGTCGGTGGCGTCAAATTCTCGGACCTGGTTAGCACTCTCGTCGACCAGCTCGATACCTCGGTGGGCAAAGCCCGCTCGATCGCCGAAACGGCGATTGCCACTTTCAATCGAACGATCACAGATCGCGCCTTCCAGATTATCGAGAAGGATCTGCCGCAACAGCAAATCCGATACGACTACGCCGGGCCAATGGATAACAAAACGCGGCCGTTTTGCGCTCACCTGCTACGCCTCGCAAGATCCTATACCCGCGCGGAAATCGATCAAATGAATAACGGGCAGCTCCCGGGCGTCTTTATCACAGGCGGCGGATGGAATTGCAGACACGTCTTTTTAATGGCAACGACCGGGCTGGTGCTCCATGCCGCAGCTTGAGGAAATCTTCCAGCGCTACACGGATGCGCTCAGCAAAATCATTCTACATAAGTGGGCCGAGGACACGGAACGCGACGAGCACGGCCATTGGGTAGGCGGCGGTGGCGGTAAGCCGGGCGGATCCGGCGGTACTGGCGGCGCTACTACCGGCGGCGATCGCGCGGCAAGAGCCAAGGCAACGCATCAGGTGTGCGACAAAGCCAAGCGCGGCATCGCGAGTGCAAGCGAGGTTGAAGTTTCGAAAGCCTTGGGACTTGCCCGCACCGAGGACAATAAACCATTCGATGCGAAGGGCAACGGCGTGGCCGTGGAGCTGAAGACAATCGTCTCTGCCAAAAATGACAAAATAACGATGCATCCGGAGTCCCGGAAGCGCAAACTGGCGGAAGCCAAAAAAGAGAAACTGCGCGTCTATACCGTGGTGGTCGATAAACGGGGATCCACACCGGCGTACTATTGGGCTAAAGGCGTTGGCTCGTTTCGCCTCGGTGGGATGAATCAAGCGGCGAGCCTGGCGGCATTGAAAAAGGTGGTCAAGTGAGTTACGAAGTCGCGAATTTATCCAAAAGCCTCGGCCAGTTTGCCAGCGGCAAAGGGCTGGATGATCTCGCGGCCTCCGTCGAAGCCGCCAAGGGAATTCCCGAACTCAAGAAATTCATTGAATCGGGGATCTCGGAGGACGTGCCAAAGCTCATAACCGATCTGACGACGCTCGCCAAAACGGCCGCATCGGATGTAGCGGATACCGCAACCGGGCTGGCGACGATGATTGATGGGCAAGAAAGTGTCATCATTACGGATGGAACCCTCGCAGATAAGGAGGATTGATCCGTGATGGAACGCCGCTCATTCTTTCACACATTGTTTGGTGCATCGACGGCCGCTGCCCTCCCTGCGCCCGACCTGCCCGAGCCAGACGCCGTTCAGTCCTTGAGGCGAGGTGGTATCTATGCCATTACGTGGCCCACAGACTACCAGTTTTCCGATTGGGGATGGGATAAGACCCTTGAAAAACTGGCGCGTGAAGAAAAGCGCCTAGGCGTCAAGTTCCTTGCACTGGCAGATGGTGCTCGGATCTGCCCGCCGCCGCAGGTTAATATCACTATCAATACGGTGGATGATTCCGTCCGGGATTTATTTCTGAACAACTCCAGCGCCGTCGCAGAGGCAATGCGTAAGGCTGTGCGGGAAGGAGCGGTCAAGCTGTGACCCGAAGGCGACTGTTTCAATTCTTAGGATTAGCGCCAGGCCTCGTGGCGGCCGCGCCAAAGCTGCTGCAAGTGCCGCCCGCACCGACGTCACCGACGCCACCTGCGCCACCTGCGCCACCTGCGCCACCTGCGCCAGTGCCGGTCACCGTTCCAGTGCCGGTCACCGTTCCAGTGCCGGTCACCGTTCCATCGGGGCCGTATCTTGATCACATGCTTTACCAAGCCACTACGCATTGCGCATATCCGCTGAGCGAGCTTCACGCGCGTCACGCGTGGGATGTTGCCCAACTGCAGAATGCCTGCCGGCCATATCAAGATCCCTGTAGCCCGCCAAGCGCTCTCCGAGAACCAATGGCAAAAGCAGTCGAAGCCCTCCGACTCCATGGGATTATTGAGCCTACATGATGACCCGCCGTTCGCTGTTCGCCGCAATCGCGGCCTTCTTTGCGCGGCCCGCGCTGCCGGCCAGCACCAATATCACCAATCTCACAAAGGACGATATAGTGTCCGGAACCCTTGCGGCAACGACTGAGCCCTGCCCCGCAACAATCATGCTGGACATCCTGAAGCGAATCGGCTTCGAGGATGGCGAACTCGATCTACCTAGTTTCGAACGCGCTAAGTGCTACATCGGTGCGGGCGATTTCCTTGCCGCCAACGCTGCGGAGGCGGAGCTCTATGATCTCTGCAAGGGAACTGGGACGGTAATCGTTTTTGCCAATGAAAAGCTACGGATCGAGAAGGCACCCTATTACGGAGCTGGATCAATCCAGACACTCAAGGTGGACGATGAGCACCCGCAGAAAAACTACGTAGTTTACAACAAAGCCTTAAATCTTACCCAGCAGCGCATACATCGCGAGCACAATTAGACCTGCGGCCACCGCGATCAGCAACACCTGCAGCGCAATCAAATGCGGCTGCGGCGCGCACAACACTACGGCAATCGAAAACAGCGCAAATGCTTTCAAGAGGCGTTTAGTCATGGCCGCTGCTACCTTTACCTTCACCGGACCAAACGGGAGCGATCCCGTCCAACACATTCTTCGCCTGCAGACTGCGCTCGATCCGACTGTCGGTGATGGATTGTGGGCGGGCATGTTCCTGCGCTCGCGGATTCGGCAGCGAACGGCCCAGGGGCGGGATGTGCAAGGCCAAAGTTTTGCCCCCTATACCGAAAAATACGCGGCGGCCAAAGCTCGCCGGCTCGGGCACGCTTCTACTGTCGATCTGTTCGGCGCTATCCAACACCCGCACATGCTCAACCAGCTCCAAGTGAGCTGTGGCGGGACCTATGCGTCCGGGCCCATGGGGCCTTTTGATGCGGCCCGCCCCGCTAAAATCTTCGAAATTGGACTCTGGGATGACGATGCCGCAGCGCGCGGCCGCGCCCACGATGAGGGAGCTGGCCATCAGCCGGTACGCCACTGGTTCGGCATTTCGGACGAAGACGCCCGTCTCATGGAAAACGGGCTGGCGGAAAGAATGACGTTGCGAGCGCAAAGAGTTTTAGGACCTTAAAAAGTAGCCTGAGCGCTTTACATCAACTTTGCAATCTCTTTCTTTCGATTGGCCGTGGATTCCTTCACCGCTTCGGCGGCACACTCAATAACCGAGGTCAACGCTGATTTCAGGTCGGGATCTAGCCTGCCGGTACCTTCCAATTTAAGTACACCGGATCGCAGGATATCGATGAAATCCGCCTGCCCCTGGTCATAAGATTCCATCGCCATCACCATAATCTCGCCGGCCAGTAAGCGCATTTCCGAAGGTAGCCCCGCCGGTAGTTTCGCGAATAGTTCCTTCAGCCTGTTGTCCATAACTCATGGTCTCCCATTTCGTTCTGCAAGCTGTCCGGGACCGCCTGGCAGATGAGTATATCGGGTTCAACGTCCGCCTGGATGAGGCTTGCGTTTCCTACGGCATTCAGCCATTCGCCATCGATTTTTCGGATAGAAGCTCAAACTTCATTTTCGGGCAGTTCGATGACGCCTTCCTGGATCAACTGCAGAGCGAAGAAGAAGGCCTCGCCGCGCCCTTCATTGCGCTTTATTCCCTTGGCTCCCAGGATACCCGCTCCTCCGTGCTGAGCACGATCGAGTTTGCCGGCGACGTCAATGTCGGAATCACCGTCGCGCTCCAAATCCCGTATGAAGCCGGGATCCGCGATTACGAGAAGCCTGGCAATGCAGTCGAGTGGGCTATGGTACGTACCTTCAATAATTTCGAA